CTTGTCACCCTATCTCAACTGGAACCTCCGTCGTTGCCACGAACTCCGCCTCGCGCGCAGCGCGCTCCCGCGTAAGCGGGTTCGTTCTTTGGCCCTTCGCGGACATGTCCGTAAGCAGTATTCACGTCCGCCTTCAGGGGTGGCGCGGACACTACCATGCTCTCAATTGACGATGCATTTAACAGTCGCCCTAGGCTTAACCTCACCTAGAACGTGCCGTTGAGACGGACGACGCCCGTCAAGGACGGGTTCGCGGCAGCGGCGGCAGCGACGCCGATCTTGGTGTTCGAGGCAACGGTCGTGGTTGCGACCTTACTCGTGTTGTTCCAATAGATGGTGGCTCCGACCGTCCACGCTTCTGCGCTGCTTTTCGGCAATGTGAAAACGCCGACGAGTGCCAGCACGATTGTATCGTTGGTGGCACCATTCACGGCGGCGACGCCGAACAATGAGCCGACGAGAACTCCGTCGCCGGAATTGACGGGGCCGGAGAGGGTGACGTTGATCGAGTCGCCTTTTGCAACTTGGTTCTTCATGACTGTTACCTTTGCTGAGTTGGAATGAAGCGGCGGACGCGCCGTCTCCGTGCGCAATGCCGACGCGCCCGCCAGCAGCCAGCCCGGATGTCGACGACGGGCTGAAATGGAATGCGGGCGGCGACCGTTCACGGGCAGTTCGGCCACCGCCCGCCCTCAACCCGGATGCGCCGAGGAAACACGCCCGGGAAGCTGAATTCGAAAAAGGCGGGGGAGGCTCCGTAGCCCAAAGCACTCCCCCGCAGTGTTGCTCGACTTCTCCCGTTGTGAAGGAGGTCAAGCATCGATGGAGAACGTGTAACCGCCCTGAAACGTCTCCACCGACAGACGCTCGACATCCGGGAAGGAAAGAAAACCTGATGGCGAGCGGATCGTTACTGGCCCGGGTTCTTCCAGCCGCCCCGGAAGTCGATCGGTCCGCAACCGAAGTCGTGCTCCAGCGAGACCTTCACACCCTGCACGCCGAAGGGTTCGTAGATACGGGTACGCGGACCGCTCGAACCGGCGAGGAAGCCGTAAACGAAGTTCGGGACGCGGACAGGATCGGCCAACAGGTACCAGCTCGTATCCGTGATGTTCGCTTCGGCCACGGAGCGAAGACGGCCAGAGAACGGGTTCACCGAAGTGGTCAACGTCGGAGTGATCTGGGTGATCATCTGGTCGGCTGCGGTCTCCATCGCGGGGCCGGTGAGGATGATCGAGGGCGGAACGTTGATGAAGTTTCCGCTGATCGACTTCATGTTGCGAAGCGCCTGACGACCGTTGCCGATAAGGGTAACGGACGGGGCGCCACCGGTCGTACCGCCGGTCGCAGCGAGATTGCCGTGGGTGGCGTGGAACACCGAGAGGCCGTCTTGGTTCAGCGCCGGGTTCGAGTTGAACATGCTGAAGAACGTCTGGTTTTCGAAGACGAGAACCATGTCGCCAGCATTGTTCAGGATTTGATCGATAGCACCGAGGTCGTCGTTGACGAGCATCTGACGAGTGATGCTGAACACGATGCCGTAAGGCTTCACGGAAATCGGCTCATTGTTGTCCGTGGTGCTCGCATAGGCGAGTTCACCGCTCTCCTTGACCTCCTGCAGCATGGGAAAGTCACCGGCCCGGACCTGCGGGTGCGGGCGGAAGTCGTTGAAGGTACGTTCCGCCGCGATTTCGCGGTACGTCGGCACGGCAAGCTGATAGCGGGTCAGCAGAGCCTTGTTGAGCGCGTTCTGGAAGATCGACGGGAAGTCCGAGGTCGTCTGGAAGGCGCGTTCAAAGATCTGCGGAGCGTCTGCAGCGGTGAGGTAGCGACGACCGCCGCTCGGGAGGAAGTCGATGCAGGCCGCAGCCGCCTCGATCAGGTTCATGCCCATGTACTGCTCGGCCTGCTGGCGGTGGTCGGCGACCCACTCGCGTTCGCGGACGGCATTCAAGGAAAAGCCCTTCGGGCCGATGTATTCAACCGCGAGGCTCGAACCACGCGCGTTCAAGATGCGCTGGGTGAGCGCGATCTCCATACCAGCGAGTTGGCTCTGGCGACGAGCGTCGTTGGTAGAGGTGGAACCGTAGAAATTCATTTCAGTCGTCTCCTTGGGAGTAACGGGATTGTTGTTGGTGATCGGTTCAGGACCGAAAATGTCGGGATCGACGTGGCGCTGGGCGCGATGTTCGTCGCGACCGTCATCGTCGCTCATGGCGTCGGTCATGCGCTGACGGGCCTGCATGCGGGCGCGGGCCTGATCCTTCTTCGAACCGGAGCCGGGAAGGACGCGGTCGTGACCGCTGCCGAAGTTCATGCTGCGGATCATGGCCGAGCCATCGGCGGGGACGGAAACCAGTGACGCTTCGTAAATCTCCCACCGAACGGCCTCGAACGTCGCCGTTCCATCGGACGGGATGCGGTCGGCCTCCGGGTCCAGCTCACGACCTTCCGCGTTCGTAATGCGCCATTGGTGAACTGCGTAGCCGACGCTGAGACCGCGAACCTCGCCACGCGCCACCATTCCTTCGGCTTGACGACCGCGCTCGGTATCGTTGAAGGCGATCTCGCCCATAACCGAGTCGCGGGTGACCCAAATCTTCGTGAAGCGACCGAGGGCGTTATCGATGGAAGCTTGCGAGTGGCTGTCGAGCAGCAAAATTCCAGCCGTAGCCAATCGGTCGAGAACGACGGCGTCCTTGGAGATGCGAAGCTTCTCGGTCCCGAACCAGCGAGTGACCGCGCTCCCAACGCTCAGCACCGCTTGCGCGGTACGGGTGTCCTTGTTGTAGCTCGACGGCGTCGGAGCGACATCGGCGAACCGGGTGGTGGTGCCGCGAAGTCGGTTGATATCGAAACGCTTGGACATGTCAGGCCACCACCGGGTCGCGACGGGCATCGATCGGAGCCGGAGCCGGGGTCGGCGGGACTTCGCGACGGGCATCATCGAGCAGTTGAGAGATATGACCCTCGGTTTCCGCAGCGACGCGCTCCTGCGCGGTGGGGACCTCGTTGGCGATGATGCGGGCAAGCTCGTTGATCTCGCGAGCGCCCCAGACCGTAACACCGAGCTTTTCGGCGGACGGCGCGACCTTGCGGGCGGCCTCCACAAAGGTCGTCACGTCGTCGTTGAACCGGGACAGATCGCTCCGCAGCTCAGCGGCCGTCTTCTCGGCCAATGCCTTGCGCTCGGCCTCGGCGATGGCGTGCTCCTGCGCGGCGATCTGCTGGTCGATTGCCGCCAGCGCTGCCCCGATGGCTACGGCGCGGCGGTCAGCACCTGCCAGAACAGCTTCCGCCTTGGCGATCTCGCTGTCACTGTCGCCGTCGATCAGCGCGCGCTCGATCGCCTGCTGCTGATCATCGATGTTCGTCTGAAGAGTGGTGAGCTGCTTCTCAAGATCGGCGCGGCGTGCGCGCAGCTTGGCGATGCCGGTTGCCGATGCGGCAGCCGACGACGCCTTCCGAAACGGAAGTGCCATTGGGCTATTCCTGAATGTTGGGGGAGATGGTGCCGGGACGCTTAGGTCCGGACAAAGAAAAACGGGGCCAGATTTTGCTTGCGGCTCTGGCCCCGTCCAATGCGGGCGTAGAATGGCAGGTTTTGGCCCTTACGGAAAGTCGCGTTCAACTACATTCAACATCGCAGTCCGCCTCAAGGGCTGATGAGGTTCGCAAATGATGCGTTGACGCATCATTCAATCCGCTGCCACCGCAGTCACGATTCCGTCGTCGTGATGGATCAGGCGCAAGCACTTCCGCGCGGCAACTTCATCCATCCGTATCCAAAAGTGTTCGATATCGACGAACTTCAGGGCGCCGACCCTGATGACGCGGACGCCATCGACGACGAACTTTGCATAGACCGCAGAGCCCGAGATAAACTCGTCCGGAAGCATCCCGATCAGCCGCGATAACTGAGCCTTCCCGGCCAACGGGGACGGCGCAGATCGCGGTGCCGGGGACGGCGCGCGGCGGTTGGCCTGTGCGACCGCATTGGCGGCATCGATTGCGGTGGGCGCCGATCTGGCGGCTACCAACTGGCGACGGAGCGCGTTGGCGCGCCACTGCGCCTTGGTGAGTTCGATCCGCGCCGCTTCGAGCTGAGCAGCCTGTTCGCGAAAATCGCGAAGATACCGGACGTCGCGCCAATCGGAGACGACGAGGCCGCTAGGCAACATTTCGATCTCGGCAGGTTCCGCATCAAGCGGCGTTTCGATGTGATGGCCCATGGTTCCTACCCCTGCTTGTGATCGCGACAGATGGCCAAGATTTCGTCGATGGGTTCGATGACGTGCGCCATGGCACGATCCAGCACCGCCTTCAGGTGATCGCGGGACTCGAACGGTCCCATCGCGGCAACACGTCCGGGAGCGGCGGCCATCCGGTGTTCGAGAATATCGGTCTTCTCGATCAGGAGGTCGCGGCCGGGGCCGGGTTCGCAGACCGCAACAAGCGGGTCGACCACGGTCTTCACCAAGGCCTCGATGACTGCAATCTCGGACGCCAGCATGGCGCGGACTTCCCTCGCATCAATCATCGGCGGCTGTCTCCGGCTGCTTGTCGTTCACCTTGTTCATGAACTTCTCCTTCGCCTTGGCATAAGTCGTCGGGTCGGCCAGCTCGTTGAGGAGGTTGCGAAGGTACTCGTCGAGCAGATCGAAAATCTCTTCGCGGGTCTTGCCTTCGCAATGCCACGCCAGCGTTCCGGGAGCGGCGAGGATAAGCTCGCGCATCACAGATATTGATCCGCGAAACGCCTTCGACATCATCTCAATGGGCGCCCATCCGCCGATCGCCTTCTGGCGCTCGATTTCGGCAAGATCGGCCTTTGCCGCGATCAGCCGAGCCCGTTGGGCGGCAAGCGTCGCTTCGCCTTCACCAGCACCGCGCCCGGCTGCGGTGGCACTCAGGTTTTTGAGATATGCCAACCTGCAGTCGTCGATGTCGTAGTCGCCACGCGACTGACGTTCGATGATGCCGCGATCGATCAGCTCGTTAACCCGCTTGACGCTCAACCCGAGATGCTGGGCGATCTCAGCAACGGTTCGGCCCCGGGTGCGCTCATGTTCCAAATACTTGAGATGCCCCTGCACGACGGCAACCAGTCGGAAGCGCACCGGGTTGCGGGTTTCCGCCGTGATCCATCCGGCACGGACAAGCCGGTCGAACTCGCGCTCCTCGACCATGATGAGCCGGGCCGCGACCTCGGCCGGGATCAGACCGGCATCGCCGGAAGCATCTTCGGAACCTGATTTCTGTCTCACTACTGTCTCACCCCCATGGGTTGTATGATGACTAGACACCCGTCAAGCTGGCGCGTCACCGGCAAGGTATCCCGGTAAAAGAAGAACCTTTTCAATGACTTAGCCGGATTTCTTTCCCCTCCATTCATGGTAAGCGCATCCGGTTGCGCGGTTCGTACTTGCTGGCGATGTCGTGGATCGTAGCGATCATCCCGGCATCGACGTGCTCTCCGCTGGAGAGCAGGCGTTCAAGGAATGAGAGCAGTTGCGTCAACGACGCAGGCTCACAGCCTTGCCAATCGATGTGTAAGCGGATCGCTGCCTTTACGTTGCCGTAGCTCGGCAGTCCGTAGAGCTTACGCATCAGCTTCTCGTCCAACATGGTTGCTCCTGTATAGTTGGGGCTCTCATGCTGCCAGCTTCCTTGTTGATTGCCGGGGCAGCGGAAGGCCGTGGTGCGTTAAACGTTGGAAGGGGTAGTTGATCTGCCCCTTAGTGTTCGGGCTTCTGGGTGGGGCTTCTGTGGGCGCTACGGGTCCGAACCGATCATGCAGGTTCACCACGACTGCGGCGGCCGTTACGACGACGTTCGACGAACACCGGCTTCTTCGTCTTCGGCAAGCCAGCATCAGCGACGCCCATCAGGATCATCTGCGCCATGATCTCGTCGTCGAGGTTCTCGACCTCGGTGAGCTGAGCGTCAGCCCCGGGACCATCGAGATCGATATGGCCGAGCTTGCTGCGGGCAACGCGAACCTGATGAAGCAGGTGGGATACTCGGCGGTTCATCGTCATCAACCCTTCGTTCGAATAGCGGTTTCGGCGGTTCAGGCCACGATTGTCACGACGGTAACAATCTCTGCCCCTGTATTTTGCAGGCTTTCCCGACATCATCGCCCGGGAGCAGTAACGGGCTGAGACGCCGCTTCGGTAACGTGCGAAAGCGCCGGTTCGTGCTGATGCTCATCCAGAAACAACGTCACGTGTTCGTCGAGCATGACTGCCAGCGTAGGGCTCCCCTGAAAGAAGCAGATCGCGCTATCGATCTCGTCGGGCGTCATTCCGATGCTCCGGGCCTTCCGGTATGCGACGAGAGCGTCGTTGCGGGCTCCACGGTGGGAGATCGGAGATGCCTTCCAGAGCTGTTCGAAAGCGTCTTCGTCCGTTTCAGGTTCAGGTTCCTGATTGAGCGGCTCGTCAGAGCCGCGCTCGATCTCAGTCGTCGGAAGTTCTTCCGTGTCCGTTACAAGCTTCTCTCTCTCAACACGGACAGTATGGGCAGCGCGCTCGGGCGCTGCCCTGTCGTTAGTGGGTCCTTCTTTGTCGTTAGGGTAGCGCTGGTGCGACTGTTCAGTGGCGCTGGTGCTACTGTTCAGTGGCGCTGGTGCTACTGTTTCGTTCTCGTCAAGAGAGGTTTCGCTGTTCGAAACGGTAGCGCTAGTGCCACTGTTGCGCTTCTTAACGGTAGCGCTGGCGCTACTATCAGGGATCGTCAGAACGAAGTTGTTGGAGCGACCACCCTTGCTATCAGGAGGCGCAATCCACCCAGCATCCACCAAGCTGTTAATCGCCCGGATGGCGGTACAGCGATCGACGCCGACCTCGTCGGCGAGCGTCTGGTAGGAGGGATTGCATTGCCCGGTCTCGGCGTTGCGATGAAGCGCCAAGCGCAACCCGAGCAGCCGCGCAGTCGGGGACTTCTTCATCCCGGCGACGCCACGCATCCAAGCGAAGTAGGAGTCGGAATTCTTGACGTGCGTGACCGTCATGAATGCGGCGCCTTGCGCGCTCGCGTTTCCCATAGTATCTGTCACTTGCATTCCTTTGTAGTGCGCACGGCGGACCTTGGCGGGGATAACCGTGGCGGATCGAACAGAGCGGCTCCCGAGAGGGAGCCGTTTTTCGTTAGGCATTGCGCGCTGCGATCATCCTTTCGCGGGCAGCACGAAGCTCAGGAGCAAGCCACCTGACGGCCTGCGCGGCGATCTTGACCGGCTTGGGATAGATGCCCTTTTGAATGCCGCGATAGAGCGTGCTGCGATCGATGGGGTTCGCATCACCACCGAAGAACCGGCAAGTCGCTTCGGCATCGAGCAGGTCGCTGGTTTCGAGTTCAACGTCGTCCATGAAGGCCTCCAATCGAGTCGCGACAGATTGCAGTCTTATGCTTCGAGGTAAGAACGAAGTTAAGCGGTGTCGAGGTCGAGATGTGCGTGAAACCCTATAAAAAAAGGGGTTTGCGCAAGTTCTCCTTGACGGCCGCTCGCGTAAAATCAATGGCTTACGGCCTCGAAAATATTTGTTGGTCATCGCGCGATATCTGCAGCGTCAGGTTCCGCAATCGTTGCCGCAATCAGTGTGATCGCAAAATTTATTCTCGCGTTTCGATAAGCGCTTACGCTGTGCAAAGCCTAGATGTGGGCCAGAAGTTTCGCCGGGCTCAGTTGACTGTGCGGACGCGCTTAGCGCGTGCTCCTGTCGGTGAGAACCGGGTCGCGTGGGTCGAGTCGGAAGTACAGGATTGGATTGACCGGAAGGTCGAGGAGGCAAGGAATATGAGCGGCGGCGTCGTTATCGAATTTACGGATACTCAAGTCAGGGAATTCATGAACAAGGGTGTCGATTGGATGCTGGAGCGTGATGATCTCAGTCCCAGTGCAAAGCTCTGTGGGATGGTCATCGCGTGCCAGTATTGGGAAATGAGGTGTCTGGACAGCATCTGCGTGCACAAAACCGACAAGTCAGAGTTTGCGCGTCTCGCTGGAATCTCGCTCGGGGCCGCCGTTGAAGGCATTGCCGAGCTTGCGCGCAACGGCATTATTTATGACGACTGGGAGACTGACGAAACCGACATCTTTTTGTACAGCTTCCAGCCTCTCGTGCACACGATGATGGATAGGCGTAGGTACGCCACCAATTGACATGGCGAGGATGCGCTGCGGAATGGCGCGAGAGCGACGCCTGTACAGCGCCCAAACAAAGAGCCCGGCCATCGTGCCGGGCTTTCGTTTTATCGCATGGGCGATGGCGGCGGAGAACTGCTCGTCGGTGAGGCGGGTGAGTTCGTAAAGCGTGCGCCAACTCGTGGGCAAATGCCGCCCATGGGCGGCATTTGAGAGCCGATGGGGCGTCAGCCTTCCGGCCGATGGGCCGTAGCGGCTACGTCCGGTTTTCCGAAGTTGAGTCGAAAGCGTTGCCCCGAAATTCGCAAAATGTTGCCCCGGATGTTGCCCCGGGCCATTCTTCGATCACGGAACGTTCCGGAAAAAACGACGTAAGTAATTGAGTTTACTTGCAGAAGTCGTTTGGAGCGAAAGGCGTTGGTAGTTCTAAATGTTTACCGCAGCGAAGCTGCCGTAGGGGGGGGCAAAGCGAAGCGTGCCCACCTTCTTTTTCCCACAAGTCGGAGAAGCGGTGGGCACGTCGCT